TATTGAATGTAGCAGATTATGCTGATGCAATTAGTAAAATAGCTGATAGAATTCAGGTGCCCATACTTGTTGATGCCGATGAGGGAGGCCCTAGCGCTATTAACACAATTCGTATGGCAAGAGAGTATTCTAAAGCTGGAGCCTGGGGAATGTGTATTGAAGATAATCCATCACCTAAAAGATGTTCGTTTTATGGAATGAAAAAAGAGCTAGAAAAAACAAATACCACTGTTGGAAAAATAAAAGCTGCACTTGAAAAAAACAACAAGCCTGGATTTGCTGTTGTGGCAAGAACAGAGGCATTAATTCAAGGTCGCGGTATTCCTGTCGCCCTAGAACGTGCAAGAGCATATACAGATGCAGGGTGTGATGGTTTTTTAATCCACAATAAAAATAAAACACCAGATGAAGTGCAGCGTTTTTGCGATGCATACCACGATGCAGGCTTAACGACGCCTTTGGTTATTGTGCCTACAACTTATAATCAAATTACTAAAAAACAAATGTCTGAGTGTGGAATCAGTGTGGCAATATATGCAAACTATTCTGTGCGCGCAACTGTAAAGATTCTAGAAGCTATGTTTGCTAGCATTGTTAAAAATCAAACATTATCAGCTGGTAATGATTTTGTTGTGCCAATGACTAAGATTTTTGATTTGATAGCAGTTGAAGAGATGAAGGAGAATCAGCAAAAATATGGTTCTTAATTTTTCAGACCAAAAAGATTTATTCAGACAATTAATATCGCAAGGATACAATTTTTTTTCTGGAGTCCCCGACTCTGCTTTAAAGGTATTTCAAAATGAAATTATAAATTCTGAATACACAAATATTATTGCCACTCATGAATCTCAGGCAGTTGGAATTGCTTTTGGGGCTCAGCTAGCAGGCCTCAAGCCGTGTGTATATTTACAGAACTCTGGACTAGGTAACATAATTAACCCAGTTACAAGTTTGTGCATGCCTTTTGATTTACACCCTTTATTGATTATTGGCCATCGCCACACTCTTTCACAGCATAAAATTATGGGCGAAATTGATGAAAAGATGCTTAAGCTTGTAGGGTATAGCAACTATGTTATAGTAAAAGGTGAAAATAATGTTAAGTAGAAAAGAGGCTATACAAATGATTTTTGGGCGCCATGGCGCCAATAGTTTGTATGTAACAAATACTGGATATATATCGCGAGCTGTTTATGATCTTTATCCAAACGAAAAAAATATCTTATATATGCAAGGCAGTATGGGGCTTTCTCCTGCGATTGGCCTTGGAATAGCATTTAACACTAATAAAGATGTTGTTGTTTTTACTGGCGATGCGTCTTTGTTGATGCACCTAGGGATTACTCACACTATAAGAGATTATAAACTAAAAAATTTATATGTTTATGTTTTGGATAATGGCTGTCACGAATCTGTTGGCGCATATGATTGCGCCTCTCTAGAGCAAAAATATTGTGGCGTTACTGAGATTATTAAAATAACTTGCGATGGAAAACTTCCAAGGGTTGGTGTAACATGTTCTCAAAATTTAAAAAATTTAGAGAAGTTTTTATCTTAAAAAAAATATTACTTAACCCCGGCCCAACCAATACTTACTTTTCTACTAAGCTCGCGCAATGGGTCGGTAGTGATGTATGCCACCGCGAGCATAGTTTTTTTAACGTCTTAAACGATCTACAAGACCGTTTGCTATCACAGGTATATACCAGTAACAAACATAGTGCTAAAGTGGCTATTATGGCTGGTTCTGGCACCACTGCAATGGAGTCAATGATATCAAGTCTTGTTGACGACGGCGTATATGTTATCAATGCTGGCAAGTACGGCAAGCGCGCAATAAAGATGATGGAAACTTATAACATTCAATACAATGAAATTGTATCAAAAAATATCAATGATTTGCAACCAAGAGACGATATAAAAACATTATACTTTGTTGAAAATGAAACAACAACTGGCGAAAAATATGAATTACAAAAAATGATATCTCTGTATCCAAAAGCAAAATTTTATATTGACGCCACTTCGGCGTTCGGCGCCTCAAGTTATCAACCATATGAAGATAAAATTATATCATTATGTTTTTGCAGCAACAAATGTTTGCAATCAACTCCAGGTTTAGGAGTGGTAATATGGGATGGTTTAAAAAACACACATAAGAGAATGTTTTTTGCAGACTTAGAAAAATATGGCAAGAATAAACTACCATTTACTTTACCAACTCAAGCTGTTTATGCTTTAGCAAAAGCCATAGATACTAGCTTAAATAATAAAAATATATTTGACAAGCGAAAAAATAAAATTATTAATAGCTTTGCAAAAATAGGAATTAAATGCATCAATACTAATCCAAGCAACTCTATAATTGGCTTTGTCCACCCAAAAATGAATTATGAAAATTTATCACAGCATCTAGCTAAGCAAAATATAATAATCTATTCTCAAGTTCCAGGGATTAAAAATAGTTTTAGAGTGGCAACGATGAGTGTGGTGTTTGATAAACATTTTGATAAAATAATAGAGGCTTTTTATGAAACGTGTGTATGTTGATGTAGTTGCTGATTTATTCCACATTGGTCACCTTAACTTATTTAAGAAAGCAAAATATTTGTTTGATGAACCCTCATATCTAATTGTTGGTGTACATTGCGATGCCGACGTTGCATCCTACAAAAGGACACCAATATACAGCGAGCAAGAAAGATATGAGCTGGTAAAGTCTTGCAAGTATGTTGATCATATGATACCTGCTGCTCCGCTTAATATTACAAAAGATTTTATTGTAACAAATAAAATTGATTATGTGGCCCATGGCGATGACACTAGCCCGCATTTTGCTGAGCAGCACTTGGCCCCCTTGCAAATGGGCATTATGAAATATCTACCTTATACACAAGGAATATCAACAACACAGTTAATACAAAAAATAACAAAGATGAACTTAAAATAATTTTAAAAATATGAAATACTTATATCATCAAACCACTCTTGGAGAAAAAAATGTTAAAATTATCAGATGAAGCACTCGGCGCAGTTATGATGGCACTTCAAAGGTCGCTATTGGAGCAAAGTGACATTGTGCCTGTTTTAAAAGATTTTAATTTTAAAGTAGGAGATCAAGGCGAGCTTTTTGTTATGAACCCTCCTGTTGTGAAGCTTGGTCAAAGCGATAATGATTGACCTGACGCTAGACGAAGTAAAAGTTTGTCATAGATTTTTAGCTGCATTTTTAAAACATTTTGAAGCTGATCAGCTAGAAAAAGATTTTTGGAACAAACATTATCAAATTGATGAACTCCAGCGCTTGTCTCTTAAGTTGAGTAACATAATTAAAGATGCCTAGATATTTTTACAAATGTAAATATTGCGATGTGCAAGTTGATACGTATCACGGCATGTCTGAAGATGAGCGATTAAAAGATTGCGAATATTGCAATTCAATCAACTGTATGATTAGAATACCAACTAATTTTGTAACTGAAGTAAAAACAAACGATAACACTGTTGGAAATGTTGTTAAAAAAGCAATTGAAGAATACGGCCAAGAGTTGCAAGAAGAAAAGCAGAAACTAGCTAATAAGACTTATAATGAACTTGATTAATATTGCAATAATTTTATCTGTAATTCTAAATGGTGCTCTTCTATCATATATGTTTGGAATACTGCCATTTTTGTTGTTTGTTAGCATTATTGTTAATTTTATATTAGTTTATTATGCAGTTAGAACAATTACTCAAAATAATACGTTAAATGAGGATCTTCAGCTTCTTTATGATGAAATTGTTGAATTTACAGATCATTTAGAGAATCTGCACTCACTAGAAATGTATTATGGAGATCAAAATTTACAAAATTTGATTGATCATTCACGCCAGTTGATTAATGGCATAATTGATTTTCAGGTTGAGTATTCAGATGCAGAGGTAGAAATTGAGCCAGACACAGATAAAGAAGAAGAGACGACCGAGACAGAAGAATAATTACTTTA